AGACATTAACCCTATATATCTAAAGGATTTGGACGAACTGGCGCGAACTGGCCACGATATGCCGCGATTATTAACGACCACCGCCAGCGGTCAAAAATCGGCTGTAATCGAAATTGGGGATTTTGCGAAAGAGGTACTAGGCGTAGACCTAATGCCCTGGCAGTTAAACATTTTGCATGGTTTAACGTCTATGGATAGCAACGGCGACTACTTGCACCGTGTCGGCCTTGTGTCTGTCGCTCGACAAAACGGTAAGACCGTTGCTATTGCGGCGTTGGTTGGTTGGTGGTTGACTACGCAAGGTAAAGCGCGCGGCCAGGCGCAAACAGTTATTACTGTCGCGCACAAACTAGATTTGGCTACCGCGTTGTTTACATATTTGGCGCCAGTATTAGAAAGCAAATTTAACGCCCATATTTCATGGTCTTACGGGCGCATGGTTTTAACCATGCCGGATAACAGCGTATGGTTTCCACGCGCGGCCACGCCTGCAGCTGGACACGGTTACAGCGTTGACTTAGTAGTAGCCGACGAAGTTTGGGATATTAGCGAAGCCGCAATAGACGAAGGTTTATTACCGTCGCAACGTGCGCGCAAAAACCCGCTGTTTGTAATGATGTCTACAGCCGGCACGCAGGATAGTAAAGCCATGTTGCGTTGGCGCGAACAAGGATTAAGAGCTATAGATAGCGGCGAACAAACTAAATTATATTTTGCCGAATTTAGCCCGCCGCCGTCTATGGATTTGATGACGCCCGCCGCCTGGTCATATGCAAACCCCGCGCTAGGCCACACGTTGGAAATGTCCGTAATCGAGGCAGAAAGCGAAGCCCCAAACCGCAACGCATTTTTAAGGGCGTCGGTCAACACCTGGACAGCAACCCAAAACGGCTGGCTAGAAATGGGCGTATTCGAGGCGCTGCAATCCGACGAACCTATACCGCCTGGCGGCGTGTTGGCTATTGAAGTAGACATAGACGGCGCGCTATATGTCGGCGTTAGGGCCGTACAAGTAGGGCTAAAAACGGCGGTTACCGTTGCGTTTGTTGCGGGAACACTTGCCGAAACGTGGCGCCTAGTTGAAGCCGAAATAGCGTTAGCGCCAACGTTACGCGTAGCAATAACGCCAGGCTTAGAAATACATTTACCGCCAAATATGGAACGCCGAAAAACCATAGTTGGCTACCGCGAACTATTGCGCTGGACTAGTCCGGTAAAAAATATGATTATAGAAAACCGTATTTATCATCACGGCGAAAACCAGTTAATAGAACACGTCGAGCGTGCCGTACTCATCAAACACCAAGGCAGCGTAGCCCTATCGTCAACCCGTAGCCCTGGGCCTATCACGTTGGCGCGCTGTATGGTTTGGGCTGCAGCGTTGGCGTCTAAACCGCAGCTGGTAGGCAAACCGTTAGTAGTTACGCTAAACCGCTAATGTTGAACTGGCACTATCCGCGACGGCTTACCTTTTCGTCGGGAAAAGAAATAGACCGCTTCACCGTGGGTAGTGCCACCAAACTTTTACTAGATATGGCAGACTAAACGCATGGCGTTATTTAACAAGGTCAACAAGGCCGCTATAGGTACAACGGTTAAAGCCGCGGCTAGCGGTTCAAATGTTGGCGCGTCGCAACTTGATAACTTTTATGCGTTTACGCAGGGCGCAACTCGCCAACGCGCTATGGCTGTACCGGCTATTACTAGGGCGCGCGACTTGCTGGCGTCAGTAATCGGCTGTACGCCGTTGTCAATGTATAACGAAATGTGGAACCCTGTAACGCGCGAACTTGAACAAATTCAAATTGCCCCGCGCGCTTGGACACGACAGCTTGACCCGTCGTTACCAAATAGCACAACGCTTGCATGGTTATTTGACGATTTATTTTTTACGCAGCGAGCCTTTCTTTACATTACCGAAAGGTCTAGCGACGGCTACCCGAAAGCATTTCAACGTATGCCAAGCGCCATGGTTTTAACCCAAGACCAAGCGGGCCCTGTATTTTTCGCGCCGTCTAAACAAATAACGTTTAGCGGTTTACCTATAGACCACCGCGACGTAGTGCAATTCATTAGCCCTATACAAGGTTTGTTATTTACTAGCCCTAACGCTGTTTTAACGTCGCTTAAACTCGAGCAGGCCCGCCTACGCAATAGTTCTAGTTTGCTGCCTACGGGCGTTTTGCGGCAGGTCGCGGGCGAGCCCCTTAGCGCCGAGGAATTGCAACAGTTGGGCCAGTCGTTTGAAACGGCGCGCCTTACAAATTCTGTAGCCGTGTTAAACGAATTTGTTACCTACACCGAAACAAACAGCGACGCCAGTAAACAAATGCTGGTTGCAGCTAGTGAGTACCAGTCGCTTGAAATAGCACGTTTGGCCAACTGCCCCCCATACCTTTTAGGCGTAGCAACTGGTTCATACAGTTACCAAAACAGCACCCAAGCGCGCCAAGATTTGTATATGTTCGGCGCCAAATTGTTTATGGACTGTATAGCCGAAACGCTTTCAATGGGTAACGTATTGCCAAGAGGTACGTACTGCAAATTCGATATAGATGATTATCTAAGCGAAAGCTATCTATCCGAATATGACACACCCGCACAAGTAGACGAAGTAGGAGTAATGCCAAATGCTTAGATTAACCCAACAAGATTTAAAGATTGACGCAGCCGGCCCTAACGGTATGCCCCGCCGAACGTTGGCGGGTTTAGCGCTGCCGTATAACGTCGAGGCTGTAGTAAACGACGGTACTAAAGTTATGTTTATGCCAGGCAGCTTGAACGCAAGCGAAAAAATGCCGAAACTTTATCTAAACCATGACAGCACCAAGGCAGTAGGAATTGTTACAAGTTTGGTGGATACGCCAGGCGGCATGATGTATGAAGCCCGAATTTCCGAAACCGACTTAGGTAACGAGGCGCTGGTATTGGCAGCCGACGGCGTACTAGACGCCGTAAGTGTTGGGGTAAACCCAACCCGTTTTAGTTACGACCAAGCCGGAACAATGATTATAGAAAGCGCCGATTTCCAAGAATTATCTTTAGTTCCCTACGGCGCTTTTAAAGGCGCGTCAGTAGACCGCGTAGCAGCGTCGCAGGGTATCCCACAAGAAGCCACAGAAATAGATAATATTGAAACCGAAACACCTAACGAGGAGTTAGACACCATGGAACAGACAACAGAAACCCCAACAGTTATCGAAGCCGCGCACGTAGCGCCAATCGTTTACGCGCAACCGCGTAGCTTCAAATTGCCTAGCGCTGGCGAATATATCGCAGCGTCACTACAGGGCGGCAGCGTACTTGCAGAAATGAACGCAAAAATTCAAGCTGCAGCACCGGACATTACCGCCGACCCAAGTTTGCCAGGAATTTTGCCTGAAATCATCACCGGCAGCGTCTACGACGGACTTAACCCGATTAGGCCGTTTGTCAGTGCAATCGGAACTAGGGCAATGCCAGGCGCAGGCGCAACATTTCGCCGACCAAAAATTACTGTACGCCCAGTAGTCGAGGAACAAACACCCGAACTAGACCAACTAAACCCGTCTACTGTCACCGTGTCAAACAACAACGTCGACAAAAAAACTTTCGGTACGTTTGTTACAATGTCCGAACAGGCCTTGGACTGGAGTGACCCCGCTTCAATTAACATTGTTTTAAATCAGTTGGCTATTGCCTACGGACAAGCAACGAACACGTACGCCGTGACAGAGTGCCAAGGCGCAATTTCACAAACAACATCAGTTGCCGACACGTCGGACCCTGCCGACTGGATAGCAGCAATTTACGAAGGCGCCCGCCAAATTTCATTGAACACAAACTACCTACCTACGCACATGGTTGTAACACCTGGTACTTGGGCCGCGTTGGGTTCATTGGTTGACAGCACAGGCCGACCAGTATTCCCACAAATTGGCGCTATGAACGCGCCAGGCCAGTTGTCGGCCGCTAATTGGAACGGCAACCCGCTTGGCCTTGTGCTTGTAGTCGATAAAGATACGCCAGGTTCATTTATGGGCCACGCAGCCGGACCAGCTGCAGGGTTTGAATTTTACGAACAGCAAAAAGGCGCAATTTCTGTAGACGTACCTAGCACCTTGGGCCGCACTATTGCATACCGTGGTTACGCTGCAACGTTTATGGCAGACGCTACAAAATTCGTTAAATTCGTCTAACCGAAAGGCGGCCTAACCGCCATGACGCAGGTATACCAAGTAGCGCATAAAACGCTATTAGACAACTACGCCGTAATAGAAACGCTTACACCTAATGAAGTGTATGTAGGCGCGTCTATTGTCGTAGCAGGCGTCGACGCAACTTTTAACGGCACGGTATCCGTGTTGTCGGTACCCGAATATTTGTTTATTGGCGTCGACAGCGACGGCGATTTACTTTTTAATTACGAGGTGCCAGTACCGTTTCAAATTCTGTACGCAAAAACAGCCGCCAACGTTACGCGCACGACAGCAACGGGAACCGTAACGCTAGGTACCGTTTCCTGCACTTGGGTTACAGCTGGACAAATTGAGGACTGGTTAGGTATCGGTACCGCGTCGGCGTTAGATACAACTTTTCTTACTCAATGCGCGGCAGCTGCAAACGACTTTTGTTTTCAACGCCGGCTAGAAAGCGGCTACATAGACGCCAAGGCAACAAGCCCTAGTAACAGCGTGACCCTGGGAACTATTGCCTATGGCGGTTTTCTATATCGACAACGCGGCGCGGTAACAGATTTTGCTAGTTTTGACGGATTGCCTGCAGGTAATAGCGTTGGCCTGTCGCCAATGATTAAACAATTGCTAGGTATTCCACGCCCGCAGGTTGCCTAATGCCTGTTGCTTTTACAGACCTATTTAACGAGGCGCTAGACGACTTAGCAGCGTCGCTAACGACCATTACAGGGTTACAGGTAGTAACAGACCCCCGTAACCTTGTACCGCCTTGCGCGTTTATAGACGCCCCTACGTTTACCGTGTATTCAAATAACGTTGTAGAAATGACGTTCCCAATACGCATAATTACCCTTGGGCCTGGCAACCTTGACGCGCAACGGTCTTTACTGAATTTGGCTAGCAAGGTCATTACCAAGAAAATTGGCGTAACTGACGGGCGCCCAACTATTGCAGTAATCGGCGGCAGCGAACTACCCGCCTACGATTTGACCATAACCCTACAAACCCAAGCAACCGCCTAAGATAGGTGCATATGAAATACGAAATAGTTAGCCCCCGTATTGGAACGCCTGGCGACGAATACGTACCGGTTGACGGCGTTAACGTCGACGCGCTTGTAGCAGGCGGTTTTATTATTCAATCCCCCACCAAGGCGCCTAAAGGTGCTAAAACTAAGACAGACACAAACGAGGAGTAAAGCCCATGGCTACTAGTACTTATTTATCATCACCGAACGTAACCGTTAACAGCATTTCGTTACAAGACCAATGCCACGGCCTTACTTTTACGCGCACTATCGAGGCGCTAGAAAGTACCGCGTTTGGTTCAGGTTCGCGCGTGTACGTTGCAGGTTTGGAAAACTCGACGTTGACCCTTGACCTTTATCTGTCATTTGCCGCTAGTGAAACTTATGCCACTTTAAAAAATTTGGTTGGCAGCTCTACAACGGTTTCGTGGTCGCCAAGTGCTACAAGTCCAGGCACGGCAACCAATCCCACCATGACCCTTACAGGGGCATATTTGGAAGCCTTGCCATACGAAGCAGCCTTGGGCGCTTTAGGTCAAATTAGCGTGACATTTACGGGCGGAATTTATAGCGTTGTCGAAGTTTAATTAACCGCCTGCAAAGGCCCGACACAAAAGGCAAATAATGAAACTTACGCTAAAAGTAGAAACACCCGATACCGCCTATGAGGTGGTAACAAACCTTTACACAATTATTTTATGGGAACGCAAATTTAAACGTAAAGCTTCCGACATGGCCGCAGGTATCGGCGTAGAGGATTTAGCATTTATGGCGTATGAGGCGTCTAAATTAAATAAAATTGTTGTACCTGCAGATTTTGACAGTTTCGTTAAAGGCTTAACAAACATTGAAGTAGTCGATACCGAGGCCGTAAACCCCACTTAAGGGGCACCCACGCCCGCCAGTTGTGCGAACTACTGGTAGCCATTTCGTGGTGGCCCCCGTCGATACCTTTTGACATAGACGACCTAGCAACTGTTGTTACTGTATTATCGGACAACAACAAACAACGAAAGTAACCGCTATGGCCGTTAGTGCAAGAATTGACATTTACGGGGTACAACAGGCGTTAAAAGAATTGAACGAAATTGACCCAACCTATAGAAAACAAGTAACTAAAAGCATTAAAAACGCGGGCACCGTAATTGTTAACGAAGCGCGGTCTATGGTTGCCCACTATTCAAACAGTTTGGGTAACGGCGCCCCACTATCCGGCATGGCGCGCGGCAACATGATTAAAGGCCGTGAAACGTCGTACCGTACTGACGCCGTACAAAAAGGTTTTAAAGTAAAAGTAGGCGCCAGGGCAACAAAAGAACGCTACGTAAACTTCAATAAAGGCGGCTACACCGAACAAGTAGTATTTGGCGCGCTGCCCTACCGAATTATGGTTATTCAACAAGTCGACGCTGCAGGCGCTATCTACGACCATGCAGGCCGCAACACAAGTAGCCTATTTATCACAAACCTAAACGCCGAGGAAGGCGAACAGCCCCGCGTAGTTGACAAGGCCGTAGACCGAAACCAAGCGGCAGTTGAAACGGAAGTAATAGCCGTAGTGGCCGACGTAATGGAAAAGGTCAATAGGAAAATGAGGATTACCTATGGCAATTAACATACCTATTTTAACGTCGTTTAACGGCAAGGGCGCCGAACAGGCAATTAAAGAGTTTCAAAACCTTACTAAAGCGTCGGATAAAGCGGCGTTTGCTATAAACAAAATGGCGGTACCTGCCGCGCTGGCGTTTGGTGCCATTGTTACAGGCGGTTACAAGGCTGCCCAGGCGGCAAGCGACTTTAACGAAACGGTCAGTAAATCGGGAATTATTTTTGGTACAGCGTCTACAGAAATTAAAAAGTTTGCCGATACCGCCGCGTCGAGTTTGGGTTTATCTAAACAAGCTGCATTAGACGCCGCGGCCACTATGGGCACGTTTGGTAAATCTGCAGGTTTAGCCGGTACGGACTTATCAAACTTTTCTATAGAAATGGTCAAACTGTCGGGCGACTTAGCAAGTTTCCATAATGCGAACCCCGCCGACGTAGCCCTAGCTTTAGGCGCTGCCCTACGTGGCGAAGCCGAACCTATACGCAAATTTGGGGTACTACTAAACGACGCAGCGGTAAAAGCCCAGGCTATGAAAATGGGCTTGTACGACGGCACAGGCGCATTAAGCGCCCAGGCAAAAGTATTGGCTACACAAAAACTTATATTGGAACAGACCAGCGACGCCCAAGGCGATTTTGCGCGCACGTCGGGCGGCGCCGCTAACCAGCAACGCATATTATCCGCGCAAGTTGACAACGCAAAAGTAGCGATAGGACAGGCGTTTCTACCAATACTCGAAGCCGTGTTACCGGTATTAGTTAATTTTGCTACAGCCATTGGCAACAATACGGGCGAATTTGTGGCGTTTGTTGCTGTCATTGGCACCATATCGGGCGCAATCGTTTTGGCTAAAGGCGCCATGATGTTATGGAAAGCGGCCAGCATTATTACAACAGCTATTAACTATGCCCTGGCAACGTCATTTACCGCGGTACAAATTTCTACAGGCATTGGCATTGTTGCTGTAGTTGCAGGCGTAGCGGCGTTTGCTGCATACACAAAAAAGATGAACGCAGCGCGTAAAGAAAGCGATTTGTTAAACCAGCAAACACTTATTACCGCGGGCACTATTAGCGCTACTGGCGCGCTTATTGGGCCTAAAGGTTTTATAGGCCCCGAACTTAATACCGAACAATTAAAACAGGCTTACGCAGATTTTGAAAAGGCTAAAGACGGCGCTAATAAGTTTGGCGGCGGCGTTGACTTGGCGGCAGAAAAACTAAAGAAAATGAAAGACGCAATAAAAGAAGCGTCGGCGGCATTAGTCGACGATATGACAAAAGCGTTAGACGACGCTAAAGGCGCGTTGAAAACAGCACAAGACGCGTTCAGCGAATTTGGCGAAAAGGTATCTAGCAGCCTGTTAGAAGCGTTTAATTTTAAAGACGCTAAAGACGCAGGCAAGGACACGGGCGCAGGATTTTTAGTTGGGTTACGTGACCAAGTAACCAATATAAATAAATACGGTAAAGACGTTGAAACGTTGCTACGTATGAATTTGTCCGAAGCCGCGTTAGCCGAAGTTTTAAAGGCAGGTAACGAAAGCGGCGCGGCTATTGCTGCCGAACTTATTTTAGGCGGTCAATCCGCTATAGACGAAACTAACGCGCTTGTATCGTCTGCCCAGGCTATGGCAGACCGGATAGGTCAACTAGCGGCAACCAAGTTTTATAGCGCCGGCGTATCAAACGCCCAACAATATTTGGCAGGCGTTGAAGCCGCTATGGCGGTTGCTAACGCGCGTTTAGCCGGTAAGGGCTTAAAGTTGGCAGACGTTAAAGGCATTTCGGCAGGGTTTAACGACGCAATTAGAGGGCCAGTTGCGGCGCCTATTAGTCGACCGGATACTAATTTCGGCGGGCCTGGCGGCGGAAGTCAATTTGTAGTTAACGTGAACGGCGGTTTAGCGTCTAGCGCCGACATTGGTAAAGCCGTTGTAAACAGTATTCGCCAATTTAATTTACTTAACGGCCCTGCAAACATTCAGGTTGCATAGTGGCTACCGCGTTAATTAACGGTGGCCCCGACTACCTAGTAGAGCTGGACACGGGCGCCGTAATTAACGGTTTCGAGCTTGACGACGCTATTAGAGGCGTTTTAGATAATCCCGATTACGTGCTAGACGGTACAACAGATTTTGCCGATATTACTACTTACGTTGAAACAGTAAATATTAGGCGCGGGCGTCAACGAACAACAGACCAAACAACGCAAGCGGGTACGTGCAGTTTTACAATGAAAGAATACGCATTAGACCAAAACCTAAACCCATTAAACGATTTAAGTATTTACTACGACAGCGCCCAAGATATGCCAGGCCTAGCGCCGTTGCGTATTGTGCGCGTATCACGTAACGGGCAATACCTATTTGTTGGGCGTGTCACTAACTACGACTACCGCTACACGTTGGGCGCGTTAGACGAAGTAACGGTAGTTTGCGCCGACGACTTTTATCTATTAAGCCGTACAGCATTAGCCACGTTTACACCTAGCGCCGAAACTAGCGCCGCCCGTTTATCGACAGTTTTAGCGCGCCCCGAAGTTGCCTATACAGGTGCTACAAGCATTACGGCAAGCCCTGTAGCCACCCTGGGCAATTACCTTATAGCCGACAATACGCAAGTAGCCGCATACATAAACCGTATAAACGAAGCCGAACAAGGCCGTATTTTTTTGTCACGCAGCGGCGTGTTAACAATGCAACCGCGTATTTCTAATACGTTTAGTAGCCCTGCCTTAGAATTATCCGACGTTGGCAACGTACCTTACAACGCGTTAACTATAGATTTTGACGCGTCTAACGTGGTTAATAGGGCGTCAATATTGCGCGAAACAGGTATAGCCCAGGTAGCAACCGACGCTACGTCTATAGCGCAATATTTTACTCAATCAGTAGAACAGACCGACAGCCTTTTATCGAGCGACGCCCAGGCCGCAACGTTGGCCAATTACCTTTTAGTTGCCCAACCCGCCGCCCGCTATACGTCAGTAGGTATATGGTTTGGCAGTTTGACAGCCTTACAGCGGGCAGCTGCCGCGGTTATAGAACTAGGCGATTTAATAGAAATAACTAAAACCGAAACGTTTGGTACTGTCACCCAGGAACTTTTTGTAGAGGGCATAGAACACGTAATAACGTTTGACGGCGGCCACGCTATGCGCTACTACACAAGCCCTACAAGCCTGGTATATACCTTTATTCTTAACGACGTAACCTACGGCGTTTTAGATATCGCTACACCCCAACCAGCATTAAGTTAGGATAAAAGAACTATGGCTATTCAAACGTTTACCGCTGCACAAATTTTGACAGCCGCGCAAATGAACGCGCTACAATCAAACGATTACAATCAAACCGTATCGACTAAGACCGCTAGCTACGTTTTAGTAGCTGCCGATAAAGGTACGCGCGTTGTAATGAATAGCGCTAGCGCTACAACAATTACCGTTAATACGTCATTATTTGCCGCAGGCGACAGTTTAAGGCTGCAAAATATTAACACGGGCGCAACCGTTGTAACGGCTGGAACGGCAACAGTTACTAGCGCTGGTTCGTTGTCAATTCCACAATGGGGCGGCGGGCAACTATTTTTTACTAGCGCGTCGGCAGCCGTATATTTCCCCGACGCTGTAAACGTGTCAAGCGGTTTAGCGTACATTTCCGGCACTACTTTTAGCGCAGCTTCCACCGTGTCGTTACCTGCCAACACGTTTAGCGCAACATATACAAACTACAAAATTATTTATACTGTTACGGCAGCTTCAACAGATAGCACCGCTATAAACGTAAGGTTACGCGCCGCCGGTACAGATAGCAGCGCGGCAAGTTACTCGAACGCAGGCGTAACTTATGTTTTGGGTTCCACCACAATAGCGGCAAATAATCTAAATGGCGGTACAGCCTGGCAAATTACTAACTTTAATAGCAGCGACCGAAACAAAATTATTCTAGAAATGATGTCGCCACAAGTTGCAGCCGATACAAACTTCTTTTGGGATACATACGGCAGGGTTGGCGGCGGCCAAGGCGGCGGCCACGGTAACGGCGAATTTAGAGCCGCAACTCAATTTGATAGTTTGACTTTATTTCCGTCCGCGGGAACAATAACGGGAAGTTACCAGGTGTACGGCTATGCAATCGCCTAAACTTTTTGCACAAGACGGCAACGAATACCGCGAATTTACCCAGGTCGAATACGAACAACACGCCGCCGACCTTATTGAATACGAACGGCAAAACGCTTTAGCCTTAGAAAAAGTTGCAGCGCGTAAAACTCTTTTAGACCGTTTAGGAATTACTGAAAATGAAGCCGCGCTATTACTTGGCTAGCGTCATGCTTGCACTAATCCCGATATCGTGCGAAACAACACGTACAAACGCGCCAGTAAAAGTAAAGAACAGCGCGCTAACACGTTGCGACACTATTACCCAATGCGAAAGGGTATCTAATGGCTAGGGAAAAAGCCGAAATAGAATTACTTCATGCGCGCATGATTGTATTTGTCGGCTGCACTATTGCCGTAACATTTGCGCTAACCGTTATAGGTTTCGTGTACGGCTTGCTATTTGTAACGCAACCTATCGAGCAGTCACCAAACGACGCCGATTTTATTTCGTTGCTATCTACCCTTACTGTGTTTATGACTGGCACGTTAAGCGGCCTTGTTGCAGCTAACGGACTTAAACGCAAACCTATAGAGCCGACTAGTGGAACCCCAACCCCATAAACCCGTAGTAGTACCGGCTGTAAAAAAACTGGTATTACCTGCCACGTTGGGGCACGTTAACCCAGGCGAACTACCTGCCAATATGCTTGTAGATATAAAGCCGTTTGGCAAGCTGCACCCGCGCGCCGCTAACGCATACAACGCAATAAGGGCCGCCGCGTTTGCTGCAGGAATAAAACAATTTAAACCCATTTCGCAAGGCGATACGTACCGGTCATTAGCGCAACAAACCGCAGGATTTTTACAGCGTTACACGTTGCAACCTATCGAGGGCGCGTCTACGCGAACATGGCAAGGCCGCAAATATTACTTACGCCCAGGCAACGCCCCATTAGCTGCACCTGGTAGCAGCCGCCATAACTTAGGTTTAGCCGTCGACTACGCAAACATGGCGGGCGAAACGTGGGCGTTTATGTGCGAACAAGGCCCGCTATACGGCTGGTCATTAGAGGTCATGCCACAAGAGCCGTGGCATTGGTTTTATTACCCAGGCGACAAAACGCCCGAACCTGTAAGCCTGTATTTACAAGGGCTACGGCCAGTATCACCACCTAGCGCTTAGGCGTCTACTACGGTTTTAAGACCGACGAAAAAGGGGTATTGCATGAACTTTCTAATAGCCAAAATCTTTACGGCTGTCACTATAAGCATGGCGGGGTTTGCGTACGCCTACGACGCTTACAACACGCCTAGCGCCCTGCCTGTAACGCCCCCCGTTACGGTCAGTTTGGCGCCTATACCTGTAGCCCCAACTACTGGAACGTTTCCGCCGTTAACAGATTGCCAATATGCGTTACAACTTGCTCGACAAGCGGGCTGGCCATTAACTGAAATGGGTACCGTAGCCCGCATTATTTACCGTGAAAGCGGCTGTAAGGCCAACGCCTACAACGGTAAAGACACGGCAGGCGGCAGCTATGGCTATTTCCAAATAAACGGCTACTGGTGCCGACCTAACAAATATTGGCCTATCGGTTGGCTACAGGCAAAAGGCTTAGTAACAACGTGTACCGACCTACTAGACCCGATAGTAAACACAAACTCCGCGTTAGCCATTTGGCATAATTCGGGGTACGGCCCCTGGGCGTTGCCTAACCCATGACCGAACAGCCAATACCCGACCCAGGCCTAACAGAAAGCACCCGACAGATGTATACAGAAAAGTACGCAGAAACTTTTAAACATTTCGTAGACGAAGTGTTTAGACCTAATCACATACCAGCGCTTAAGCCAGTTGACCACTCGATATTGTTAGACGAACTTTCAATATTGCGCGAAAAGTATTTAGCCGGAACACCAAGCGACGAACACAAATTTGCTGCCGCAATTATTACCGCCGCTATGGGCGTAATTATCGGCATATGAACGACACATACGAACGGCTATACACCGAACAACAAATAGCCGACGCAATAAGTTACGGCACAACTAACTACAACACGTACGGCGAGGGCGCACACCCAAGCGCAACGCGTAAACAGTTTGCGCCTGGCTTACAAAAATATATTGACGGCGCGCTAGGCGAAATAGTGTTTGCAGACCATTACCAAATACCGTTAAACCAGCAGGCTTGGACAGTAGGCGACGTAGGCGTATATCAAATTAAGTCGACACGTTGCCCAAACGACGAAATTAACCTAATCGTGCCCCGTAACCAGGCCACTACATATAAAGCCAATCCGTTTGTTTTAGTGCAGCTGTTTGATTGCCACTACAAAATTAGGGGCTGGACATGGGGATACCAAATACCGGTTAAAACCCATTGGCTACAAGACAACGCAGACACAAGCGGCGGCGCCTATTGGGTTACAACTGAACGGCTAGAACCTATCGAGGATTTACCTACCGTGTGACTACCTTGTGCTACGGTACAAATAAGTAATAAACCCGACTACAGAAAGATACCCGACATGACCGAAAAAGTAGAAACACCCGATACCCAACTACAAAAAGTTACGTTGCTAGTTGCTATGCACGATTACAGCCCCGACGATTTAAACGCGGGCGATTGGTTGCTAAATGTGCTTATGGCTTGCGCCGAACAAAAAAATACTGCCTACTACGGCGCAAAAGAAATAACTAAAGTAATGCAAATTCTTAGCGTGCAAGATTGCGAAGTAGTGGTATCCAATGGCCTTTAACCTAGACAACTACGTAGACGTACCTACACGCTTAGCGGAAGCGTTAAAGCGCTGGCCCGATTTACGCATACAAGAAACAGACAACCAAGTAATCACCATGCCCGACGGCTCGACGTTTATTCGTTGCACCGTTACCGTGTGGCGCGACATAGCAGACCCAATACCAGTAGTAGCGTCGGCAGCCGAACCGTTCCCAGGTAACACGCCTTACACGAAGCGAAGCGAATACATGGTAGGTATGACGTCGGCATTAGGGCGCGCCCTGGGCTACATGGGTTGCGGCGCCGCTAAGTCAATAGCAAGCCGTAACGAAGTCGAAGCTCGATTAGACGGCCACGAAGCCACCATAACGCCTATGCGTACACCTAAAGACGGCAGCGTACATGCCAGTAGCAAACAACTTTACATGATTAAAGCGCTTGCTAAAGGTAGAGGTTTAGACGATTTGGCGGCGCTTGAAGCTATGCAATTATTGTTAGACGCCGACGACGTAATACTAGAAACCTTGACAATGGGCCAGGCGTCTAAAGTAATCGAGGCTTGGAAACAATGAGGAACCCAAACGACGAATACGACCGGTTACATGACCATATGACAGCAATAGCGCGCGAACGTGACTACGCAAACCAACAGTTAGACGCCATAAAGCGTTTACTAGATGAAACCACTAAAGAGCTGCAGCAAGCCCAAGACGAATTAGTGCTAGCAATCGAGGCTTTAGTACGCGCGCGAGGCGATAAACCATGAACCGTACAGCATGGTTAGCAGTTGCCTTTATGGTGCTGGTTGCCGTGCTACTGTCACGCACCGATAAATAACAGACTTAACAACTGGCAAGTAGCAAGACCGTACGCCGTTCGCAGGGCGCGGGGTTAATCCATGGGAACATGGTTAGACCAACGCGCGTTAAAACTGATAGACGAAAGCAATAACGCTAAGTGTTGGGGCGGCCTGTAAACATAATCAGGCGTAATGCAAGGTAGACGGATTGAGGCAGCCCGTCGGGTAGAGCATTACATTATTAGGCTTTAAGAACAGCAACAAACATACTGATAACAAACCGACACAAAAGGATTAGCCCGACATGAAACTACACCGGAACAACTCGAGGGCAAGCGCGACAGCGCGCGCCAGTTGGGTAAGGTCATAACGTGGCAGCACATAACGGCAACGCAACCTACTTAGCAAACCGCAAACGATTACTAGCCGATAGCCCACTATGCCATTGGTGCAACCAGCGCGAAGCAACAGCTGCAGACCACCTAATAGAACCAGGGCGCGGCGGTTCACACGAACTCGACAACCTAGTACCAAGTTGCAAGCCATGTAACAGCCGACGCGGCCAAGCGTACGGCGTCCACCTGCAGCGCGAACAGTCCGCAAACCCAACGCCCATAAGGAAAAAAGAGGCACGAACAGATGTTCGTTTTTTGGGTGATGAACTCCTGCC